CTAGGATGGGGACTTGGTCAATGGAGTGGTACTGTATCAGGAGAAGCAACAACAACTTTAACTAGTGGTATTTCATCTTCAGCTACAACTGGAATTATTTTAACAGATGCATCTCAGTTTCCAACTACCGGTACAAATTTTGTTCAAATAGGAACAGAAGAAATATCTTATACAGGTATAAGTGCATCTAATGAATTAACAGGAGTTACAAGAGAAGTTAGAAATACAACAGCTGCTGCTCACAATGGTGGTGACACAGTTACAAATACTTCTGACTATGTTGCATGGGGACAAGCTGCATCAGGTGACGTAGTAATAGATCCAGGTATGTGGAGCATTGATGGTTTTGGAACTAAAGTAATTGCGCTTATACATAATGCGCAAGTATTTGAGTGGGACTCAGATGTAACAAATGCAACTAATAACAGAGCAACAATTATATCAGGTGCACCAACTGCATCACGAGATATGTTAGTATCTACTCCCGATCGTCACTTAGTTTTCTTTGGAACAGAAACAACTATTGGAACACCATCTACTCAAGATGAAATGTTTATTAGATTCTCTGATCAAGAAGATATAAATACATATACACCAACAGCAACCAACACAGCAGGTACACAAAGACTTTCTGATGGATCTAAAATTGTAGGAGCTGTTAGAGGTAGAGATGCAATATACATATGGTCAGACACATCATTGTTTACTATGCGTTTTGTTGGTGCTCCATTTACTTTTGGTTTTGCACAAGTTGGTACTAACTGTGGATTGATAGGACAGAACGCTGCATTAGAAGTTGATGGTACAGCATATTGGATGTCAGAAAATGGTTTTTTTAAATACGCTGGTAATTTAGAAACTATGTTATGTTTAGTAGAAGATTTTGTTTATGATGATTTAAATACAACTGCAAGACAATTAATAAATGTTGGATTAAATAATTTATTTGGAGAGATAACTTGGTTCTATTGCACAGAAGGTTCTACTGTTGTTAATAGATGTGTAACATATAACTATCAAGATTCTAGAGCTAAAAGACCTGTATGGACAACAGGAACACTAGCACGGGGAACATGGAAAGACTCAGCCGTATTTGGTTTACCACACGCAACAGAGTATGATGCAGGTAGTAATAATTCTTATGATGTTGTTGGAAATACAGACGGATGCACAACATATTACGAACATGAAAAAGGCACAGATCAAGTTGCAGGAGGAACTGTAACAGCTATAACATCAAACATAGTATCAGGAGATTTTGATATTACACAACGAATGGTGCGAGGAAGTCAAACTGGTATGCCAGATACTAGAGGAGATGGTGAATTTATAATGAAGATTAGAAGATTTATACCAGACTTTATATCACAAACAGGTAATACACAGGTTACGTTACAACTAAGAGATTTTCCAAATGATGCTAAAGTTAGTTCAGCACTTGGACCATTTACAGTTACATCATCAACACAAAAAGTAGACACACGTGCAAGAGCAAGACAGATAGCTTTAAAGGTAGCAAACACAGCTGTTTCTCAAAGTTGGAAACTAGGTACATTTAGATTAGATATACAACCAGACGGTAGAAGATAATGGCAAAGATAGTACAAATATTAACTAGACCTAGTGATGAATACTCTAAACAAGTAGCAGATTCACAAGTTAGAGATTTAGATGCTGTAATACAAAAATTAAACACAACGTATCAACAAGAATTAAAGGATGAAGTAGAGGCTCAAAACTTCTTTTTAAATTAATGGCTAATAGTTTTAAAAATAAAAAAGTAGATTTAACAACAACTGATCTTACTACATTATACACTGTGCCAACTGCAACAACCACAGTCGTTAAATCATTGTTAGTAACTGAAGATGCTGGATCAGGGTCTACAATAACTATAACATTAGTAAATTCTAGTGGTGCTATATTTAATTTATTTAAGGATAAAGCTATAGCATCTAAAGCATCGACAGAACTTTTATCTCAACCTCTTGTAATGGAAGAAAGTGAGATATTAAAAGTACAGGCTGCTGACGCGAACGAGCTGCACGTCATAGCCTCTATACTAGAAATACAGCCAAGAGAGGTAACCACATAATGAAAGTAATAAAACCAGAGAAGATTATAGAAACTATTAGTAATTTAAAGACAGGTGAGATATACAAGAGTGATGAGGAATGGAAAGAAAAAGGCATTCCTAAAGAAGATATTAGAAGAGACGTTAAGGTAGTGATGCCTAGTCTTGATTTATTTGGAGAAACAAAATGATATTAGATCCAACAGATCAAAATATAAGAGACCAGGGTTTTAACTTTGTACCTTTTGATAGGTATTTAGCTAGCCCATTTCAACCATACACATTAGATATGTCTGGTGGTATATCTACATTACCAGCATCAGCAAGATTACCAATATTAAATCCAAATCAAGGTGCAGGGGGTGAAGGCGGTGGCATAACATCAGTTGGACCACAAAATGCTGCTTTTGATTATGAGTATGATGCTTTAGGGGGTTTACCTAATAAAGACGACGTTGGATTAACAGACGAAGAACAAGACGCTTTAGATGATTACAGTAATCCTGGTTTAAATGCCGTTGACATTGGAACTATGGCAAGTATGGCATTAGGCTTTACAAACCCTTTTTCAGGGATAATAGGTTTAGCTTTAAATAAAAAAAGAAAAGAAGCAAAAGCTGCTCAAGCAGCACAAGTAGCTGGAGCAATTGCAGATGATGCAAGATCAACTTCAGCAGCAGCTCACGGTGGTTATGGGTCTGGAACGGGAGGAGTTGATGCTAGCGGGCCAGGATCTGGAGGAGGATATAATGAAGGTAATTTTTGTTTTGATCCTAATACTCTTGTTCAAATGGCTGACGGTTCTGAAAAGAAAATTAAAGAGATACAGCTTGGTGATCAAACTAAAGGTGGTGAGGTTACAGGTGTGTTTCAATTTAAAGCATCTGATGAGATACATGATTACAAAGGTGTCACTGTTGCAGGTAGTCACTATGTTAAAGAAAATGGCAAATTTATTATGGTTCAAGATAGTCCAATATCTGTCAAGATTGATAGGATACCAGTTGTCTATTCACTAGATACAACAGGTCGAAGAATATTTATTAAAGATATTGAATTTGCGGACTATAATGGTGATGGTGTAGCTAAAAACTTCCTAACAAATGCTGGTGTAGATTTAACAGGCTTTGATAAAGAGGTTTTAAGACAGGTTGAAAACAGGTTGATATAATGAATAAAAGGCGATAAAAAGGACAAACTATGGCAATTTCAAGGATGAATATGGAAAGACAAATGCGTAATATGGGTGGAATTATGACACTCGAAGAGCCAAGACAAGGATATTTTTTAGGTAAGATTGTAAGAAAAGCTAAAAAAGTTGTAAAGAAAGTAGCTAAATCAAAAGTAGGTAAAGCAGCATTATTAGCTGGACTTGGAGCTTACGCAGGAGGACTTGGTCCTTTTGCATCAGGCAGCTCTATGTTTGGAGGCAAACTAGCAGGATTAAAAGGTGCAGGTTTTTTAAGAGGTGCTGGTGGTAATTTATTTTCAGGTTTAACTGGAGGAGGAGATAGCTTTCTAGGTCAAATAGGAAATGTATTTAGAATAGGTGGAGATGCAGATAATAAATTTAGTGCATTAAGATTATTAGGAGGAGCTGCTGGTCTAGGAGCGATCGCTGCACCATTTTTAATGGGTGGTGAAGAAGAAGAAGTAGATGAAGGTGTGCCTGTTACAGGTATACAGCCAATGGTAGCAAACATTAGACAACAAGCTAGAGATTATTATCAAGACCCTACAAAATCTGCGTTATATTTTATGCCTCCTAAATCAGCAGTAAAATTTGGTGGAGCTTTTGCAGGTGGTGGATTAGCTGATATACCAAGAGGAGGATATAATGAAGGTAAATCTGTTTTATCAAAAGAACAAATGACTATGATAAAACAAATGAAAGATAAGGGATCTGATATAGATACCATATCTAGTATAACTGGAGTAAGTTTAGAAGACGTAAATAAATTTCTAACTTCATTAAATCAAAAAGCAGAAGGTGGTATCATGGATCTAGGTGGTATGGAAAAAGATTATAGAGAAGGTGGTTTTGTACCAATAGGAGCTGAGGAAAGAGCGGACGATGTGCCAGCTAGACTTAGCAAGAATGAATTTGTATTTACAGCAGATGCTGTAAGAAATGCAGGCGGAGGCGACATAGACAAAGGCGCTGAGGTTATGCAAAATATGATGGACAACTTAGAAGCAGGTGGTATGATATCTGAAGAGTCTCAGGGTAAAGAAAATCCTGCACAAG